GCTAGAATGAAAGCAGAGTATTGTGAGAAAGGTTTTGTTTCAGCAACTTTGTATCCAATAAAAGAATTTTTTAAGGTTGCATCAAATGGTGTTTGGTCTCTCAAAAATAAAATTTGTAGTTTGTTGTGTAGGTATGTTTCAAATCTTGCCAAGATAGTTAAGCACCCAACTATGGTTTTTACGAAAAAACAGGAAGAAGCCAGAAGGTTGGATGAAAATATACCACTAAATCAAGTGGCATATGATTCAACTTCTACAAGAAAAACACATGATAGAAAAATCATCGAAGGATTAGGAGAATTAAAAGATGAAAAGGTAATAGAATCACAAAGTGTTTCTACAGGAGTGACACAAGCTTTGGCAAATGCAGTACTTGCTGTGCGACAAAATCATTATGATATTGCAATTTGGAAGGATGATGATTGGGAAATACAAATGTCTGGTCTTTTTATAAAAGACCAAATCATGCTGGTTCCTGCTATTTGCTTCCAATTTTGATAGAGGCTGATAAAGTTGGAATTCGTGGACCTACAGGGGAATGGAAAGAGTTTGAAGCTTCTAAGTTAAAGGTTAAATTGTATATGTTGCCAAGTTTGTTGTCTGTGTTACCTGATGATTTGCGTGAATTCTTTGACGGTTATATTGGATTAAAGCAAGCAGGATTGTTAGAAAAATCACAGGATGTTTTAATGGGAGGATCTGCACGGGATGCAATGGCCTTAAAATTCCCATCGCGGGAATTACAAGCTCATAGAGATATAACAAATTATTTTGTTAGTCGACAAGAGTGGCCAAATCATGTCGGTCAGTTGTCTTCTTTAGTTTTCTTTGCGAAAGATCAAATAACGTTTAATAATTCTATGTTAGGTGCGGATGAAAAAGCTGTTTTGTATGAGGATTCTATGTCGAATTATAAGTATAAATATTGGGCTTATAATGCCGCCACCAGACCGGGAGATTGTGGTAATGTTTTGTTTTCTGTTAAGCAAGGAAAAATTCTTGGTTTTCATACAATGGCTTTGACTTCTTCGGATAATCATAAATGTTGGGCGGTGCCTTTGTCAAGGGAAGGTATACAAATGATATTGCAGGATTTTGTTAATGAATGTTATTCACAATTTATTCCTTCTGATGTTGTAGTGCCATGTCGTGTTCCTGAAGACCTAAAAAGTTTTGATGTTATTGGTAAATTGCGAGAGCCTATTTTTCAGCCGGACACGCGCATAATTAAATCTATTGTGCATGGTTTGGTTGATGTGCCAAAGAAATATCCAGCAAATTTAAGGGACGAAGAGGATTTACTTCTTAAAGGTTTTGGGAAGTATAGAAGACGTGAAGTTGTAGGGCATTTTAATTTTGCCAATCGCTATGTCGACGAGGGATTTGCGCGGAAAAAAATCCGCGAAGTTTTTCGCCGTATAGGGAAGAATGCAACACCACCACGTTTTCCTCGTTCATTGTCTTTGCAGGAAGCTGTGTATGGCATACCTGATAGTAAGATTCGAGCAGTACCAAGGAACACGAGCCCAGGTTTTGGTTGGGAAAAAGGAACTGGTAAGAAAAAATGGATATCTGAAGATGGAGTAATTCACCAGGATTTGATTGACGTTATAGATAATTGTGAACGGATGGCTTATAATAGAACTGTGCCTTTTATGCCAGCTATTGCAACTTTGAAAGATGAATTGAAACCTATTGAAAAAGTAAATTCTCCAAGAGTATTTACTGCATATACCATGGAAGAGGTAATAATGACTAAACAGTATTTTGGAGGATTTGTTGATTGGTTTGTTTCTAATGTTTGTGAAAATCAGAGTTTGGTTGGGACTAAGGCCACGGGTGCAAAGATCCATAGATGGATAGAGAATATGTATTCTTATAAGAATTTTATATGCATGGATTTTTCCAAGTTTGATTCTGATGAGAATACTTATTTGTTGACATTAATTATGGAAGAGATTTGTAAGTGGTATAAGAAGTGGG